TAATATGATTCAGGGGGGGTTAATTTTCATTCTCCCCGAGGATTCGCCAATTGCCTTTTTAGTAAACTCGAAAAAATCCCCGGGGCTATTTAATTAATATCCAAATTTATAATATACAACCCCAGTTTAAACCAATATAATAAAAATATAAAAACATTTATAGAAATAGGCTCAAGCGATTTCGATACATTGCTTCCCCTGTGCAGGAACGGATGGCGGGGCGCTTTTGTTGAACCGATTCCGTTACTAGCGGAAAATATGCAAAAAAATATAGCGGCCGAAGGCCTTCAAGCGGCGGTTATCAACATGGCTGTCTCGGATAACGATGGCGAGCTCAAGATGAAGAAAATTCTAGGTCACAAAAACTCTGGTCTCGTGGATTCACCCATTAAAGAGGGAGATGTATCATGGTACAGAGGGACGTCTTATGTTGATTTTGCGAATGTTGAAGGAATAAGATACGGTGTTCCAGACAATGAATATTTATCTTTTGAAAGTATTACTGTAAAATGTGTCACGTTGAATACGTTAGTAGAGATGCTTGATCTAGATTCAATAGATTATATGCAAATTGACGTTGAGGGACATGAGTTACATATACTTGAGAATTACAACTTTAAAATACGCCCGACAATGATAAAAATTGAACATAAACATACGGAAGCAAACGGGAAGACCCCCGAAGATATATTAAATATACTTAAAAAGCATAAATACCACACATTTAAAGAAAAAGAAGATATTTATGGGATTTATTAATCTTCTTCAAATAGTTGAATAGACATCCTCTCTCTATTGCTAGTTACGGGGGTTACCATATGCAGGATCCCTTCAGGATGATTCGTTTGGTCAAAGTAGACGGACCTGTTAAAACTCGGCTCTATGCCTATCCATCTTTCGTTATCCTTGTATAGAAACATTCCGCCATCATTTGTGGAATAATTTTCATTTAAATAAATGGAAGCAGATTGGGCAAACCCCGCATCCGCATGAGCAGGATAATATGAAAAATTTGACCACCTATAAAACATACAGGCAGCTTTTAAGGAGAATGCCATTCCCTTGTCCTGTAGAGCCATGAGGACTCTTTTCTTAAGCTGGCCAACTATATCATTTACAAGTATATAAGAACTATACCTAAACTCTTTCTTGGGTCCGTCGAACGTGTGCATTGAGTGTGTCCCCGGAGCATACGAAGGAATTAAGCCCTTGGATGGGTTGCGATGATGGTTGGTTCTATCTACTTCGGGTTTATCTTGATACTCTTCGATTAATGAGCGGCACAGATTATCTGGCAGAACATTCTCTGTAACTTTAAGCATATAACCCGGTAACCGCGGTAGGACGAAATCCTGAGTCGTGAGGGTCTGTTATAGAGGCAGATTTACCCAACTCATATAATTTGCTAAAATATTCTCTGCCGACGTGGTTCTTGAGGGTGTTGAGATGCGCAGCGTTGCCGGAATCGAGTAGGTCGGTGATTTTAGCTTTGTAGCCTGTTGCAAGAAAATCTGCGTCTGTCTCTGCATGAATCAAAGAGGACAAAATCATCGGGTTGTTTCCAGTATACTCCGGCATCTCTTAAATATTACACATGTTTTTTGTTATTTGTTCCATTACGCAGGAAAACTAACTTATGTTTAACTTTTTCTATTTCGGAGACCATTTCATCGACAGTATCTTCATATTTATTATGCTTACCTAAGATAATAGAATTATGATAAGTGAGTATAGTTATTAGTTGATTTGCGATACATACAGTTTCTTGTTCCGTTTTGGTCATCTTTTAGATTTCCATATCAATACCTCGGGATCATCCGGGGCTTTATATTTTAAAAAATCTGGTATCCAGCCATATGGTCTGGCGTGCCAGTGGAGATGGTCTGGTACTTGATTTTGTACTTTGTCTATGTACATGTTCACCTTGCCAAATTTAGCCTCTCCTATGTCCCTCAGAGCCTTTTCCATATCTTGGGCGTCCTTGTCCGAAATATCCATCGTATGCAAAGGAGAACCCCACCAGACGGCCATAGGGAGGAAGCATGACATACAATCTATAATAATCCACCTATCAGTCTCCTCATAGACATGCAGCCTCGTTTTTAGTTCGCAAAGTTCGCATTTAGTACGCACTTTATAGATAACTTTCTGGCAAGCCTACGAATTCATCAATAAGGCAAATGAATAACGCCTTTTGGGGTTCTTACTGTCGGGTTGCTTGATTTAACCACTTCTTGAACATCTTTGTAGTAGGGGTGCTCTTTATCAGGCCATTCTTCTAGTAGGGCCTTGAGCTTGTCAACAACTTGCTTAACGGCTACGCCAGCCAGCTTTTTTTCTTTATCGGAGTATTCCGCTTCGACAGGATGATTAAGATAATTCCAAAGAGTGTTATAATGGTTTTTCATACCAGATGTAATTACACCATTAAATCTTTCTTTTTTCTATGTTTTTTTGATTTTCCCACTCTAGAGGGATAACTGGCAGGCACCAGCTTCCATTGTACCTTTCGAAGCCGTCTGGGCTGCTTTTATCTACTACGGCCCATCTTTTTGGTTTTTTTCTATTTTCTTTATTGATCCATAATTTATGATTTTTAAATGAATTATAATATATTTCTTTGTATGGTATTTTAAGCTCGCTTCTCTGGTGAAAGAACCATTCTATGTATTTTACTAGTCCTATGGGTAGATAGTCGTATTCGGGTCTCGTGTACTTCTGTCTTTCGAATGATTCTCCTGCCCAGTTTAAATTATGCTGTGACTGCATTATCTCTGATGGGTCTCTCAGGCAAAAAACAATGCAAGCACTAGATTCTGTTAGCTTATGCAAAATATGAGACATACCCGGAGCTTGCATTATTATTTTACTTTTATTCGTTAAAATTTCCATAAAGTCTTTTTCGAAATGAAAGCCGAACTCTTCTTCGTCTATGAAAGTATAACCAAGCTCTTCGCACAGAACTTTCGATACGAGATTAGTACCTGATCTTTGAGGCCCAGAAACAACTATTTTCGAATACTGCTTAAACTCAGAAAAGTCCATAGAAATTAGACGAAAAAAAACCCCACCTCTTTCGAAGTGGGGTAGTTTTTTTCTTAAGGACGTCCTTAATTAACTGGTTTCAAAATGAATGCCTTTAGTAGCCTTCAATACCCAATTAGCAATCCAAGCATAAACCCAACCTGCTACCCAACCTGCTATGCCAAAAGCGGCAACAGCAGAAATGTCGGTAGCGACAGCCGAGCTAACACTCTTTACTGCAGCGTCAACGTCAGCAAGTCCACCAGAACCTACGGCAGCAAGTATAGGTAAAACAATACCCTTGATTGCTCCCGTAACGACTCCCATCAAACCAGCAAAGTTTGCAAAGGACCATGTGCCGACCTTAGTTATAGTTAATGTCTTCATAGATACGTTTTTTTTCATCATACTTCTCCCTACCACCCAGCAGGGCTAACTAAATTACACATTAAGATACACAGGAGAAAACTATTTAGATTTATTTAATTGATCTAATTTGGCATCTATTTTGTCAAACCTTTCATGAATTATATCTATTGCTTTAGAAAGGTCGTCTTTCGTAACGTATTGCTTTGGTAGCTCTATGGCTAACTTTGTTATTCGTTGCGTGGTATCATCATGTTTTCTCCATAACTCGTCTATGCTGTGGTATATGCGATTTACTGTCCATCCCAAAAACATTGCTGCTAATCCAAAGGCAGCGTCTAATACGTATGATACTTCCATAAGTCTTGAGTTATTAATACACAAGAATTATAGAAATCCAGCCAATTAAAAAGAAAACAACCCAAAAAAGCCATCTATTTCTTCCCGCCGTAATACTCTGTAGCGTGTCCTTCATCTACTAAAATTTCATTGTAAGTTTTATAGGCGTCTACTTCACTGTTAAACAGTTCGCCTAATAAGCGTCCAAACTTCCCTTTTTTGTCTATCTTTGTTTGTACGATAAATTTGTTTTTACCTTTTTTTATCAATTCTTTAAGACGGGCTTTAGCAGCTAGGCCTCTCTTTTTCTCAGCTTTGTCTCTAGTTCTGCTTTCTGGGGCATTAATTCCATATAGCCTAATACGTTCTTTTTTGAAGGTGCTGAATCCGCAATCAATCAGTGCATCGACCGTATCTCCGTCTACTACTCTTATTAATTTAGCTGAATATTCGTACATTTTTATAAGACTTAGGTATTGTGTTAAATTTTCATATAATCAAATAATATGAAAGGATATTTTCAATTAGCTCTTGGGAGGAAATACATTGAGGAGTCTGTTCAGTTCATTTCTTCCATAAGGGCTTTTGGGGATGATCTTCCGGTTTCTATCCTAGTTAAGAAAGAAGACCATGAATACGCTTTGTCTCGAAATATATTTGACCATGTGATTATCTTTTCCGAGAACGAGCCTCTGTTCGGTTTATGTAGAAACACCCATGAAGAATACTGCATTTTTCCTAGGCTCAAACTTCTTGACTATATTCCATATAGAGAATGTATTGTGATAGATACCGATGTACTTTGTATCTATAGCGCAGACAAAGCTTGGGACACCTTTAGAGACAAAGGGCAACCTTTCAATTGCGTAGGTGGCTACCATGACCCTTCTTATCATTGGTCTCACATAGATGAAATCAACGAAAAGCTACAAACGAATATAAATTGCGCGCACGGAGGAATATTTTATATAAACAAAGATTTCGGAACAAAAGAGCTGGAAACATTTTTCCTTCACCTTCTATATGCTTTTGTTAACTACGACAAGCTCGGTTTTTTCAGGGGGTTTGAAGATAGGAACAATATCGCAGGAGCAATGACGGATGAAATTCTTTTCGGATATGCTCTTTCCAAAATGAATTTTAATTTATTGACTTATGAGTTATATCCTATAATGACTTTTGAAATAGCCGGTTATTTAGCCGACAAGCTGATCATTCCTCATTATATACAAACTTGGAAGTGGTTCTCAACGCACCACGAAAAAATAGGGAAAGACAAGCCTATCGAGACAAAAGACCCTATACCATTTGTTCACTGTTTCGGAGATGAAAAACAAAAAAAACAATCTTATCAAAAGATAAAATCTGTTATTTCCGATCTTCAGGGGTCTCAATTCCAAGTTCTTCGTTGATGTGAGCTGGATCTATTTTTATAGCAGTTATGGCTTTTCCTTTTTCTTTTAGGAATTGTTCTTTAAATCCGGATTCGCTTCCAGACCATAAATATGGAGTACCGCCGTTTTTGTCTAACTTCTTTTCAACGGTGAGCATCTTTAACCTGTCATTGGGAACAATCATCTTAGTTCCCCTGTCTGTCATGTAAAAGACCGTTTTTAAAATTCCAACGCGAATTATTCTAGCTTGTCTGCCAGAAATGTATAAAACATCATCATTATCGAAATCATGGCCCATCCAAACCATAAAGCCCTCCACTGCTTTATGAACGGTTTCCTTGAAGAAAAAGCCCAATAACGCTACCAAAATGATCCACCCATAATTACCAAGAAAATCCTGAACAACTCCTTTGAATTCAGGACTAGTGATGGTATCTATTGCTTCTTTTTCCATTATGTTATAAATTACACTACAAAAAGGATATAATAAAGTAATGATTTTCGATAAAATATATGTCATTAACGTCGAAAGGAACCTTCATAAGTTCGAAAAAGTTAGAGATAGGATAAGAGAAATTCTACAGGACTCCACATCTATCGAAAGGATCGATGCTGTAGATAGAGATGATCTTACCGAGGAGTGGTTGAAAAAAAAGGGGATTAGGCCCGCTCCTTCATGGAGAGAACCTTGGAGCAATAGAACATTCACCAAAGGCGACATAGCATGCGCATTGAGCCATGCCAAAGCATGGGAAAAGATAATTTTGGATAAGGTAAATGTAGCGTTACTTCTAGAAGACGACGCCGTTATAGAAAAAAATTTCATAGAAGGATGCTCCAAGATAAAGGAGGAAAGAGGAAATGATTTTGATTATATTTATTTAGCTAGGAATAAAATGTCCAAAGAAGAAGAGGAACAAGTTTCAGCCACGCTAGTTAAACCAAAGTATAGCTACTGGTGCCTAGCTTCCCTGATAAGCCAAGAAGGAGCCAGAAAGCTTTTCGATAAAGAATATTTTAAAAACCTAATTCCCTCAGACGAGTATGTTCCATCGAGAGTTTGTGAAGGGGGCGGAAACATACAAGCTAATTCTCTATTCGGGGGTTTGGAAAAATTAAATGCGTTTGCAGTAATGGAAGGTCGTAATCTAGTTTCTCCTGAAGATAGCGCCTTCGAAAATAGCGAAACGGGTAAAGGAGAACCTATGGCGCTTCAAAGTAGATACGATTATATAAACAAAGAATTAAAACTAAAAGTCGTAACAGCAGCCACTGAAGAAACCGACGGTCTCATAAGACTCAAAGAGTCTGCTCTAAGGTACGGAATACCGTTAAAAGTATTAGGAATAGAAAAAGGCTGGACTGGAGGAAACGTTTCTAGACTAGAGAACCCCGGAGGAGGACAAAAAATAAACTTTCTGAAAGAATATCTTACTAGCGAAGAATTAAATGACGATGACTTAATTGTGTTTGTGGATGGATACGATGTTGTATTTACGGGGCCTATAGAATTTGTCTTGGAAAGATATAAAACTTTTAATTCCAAGGTGGTCTTTGCTGGGGAAAGGTCTTGCTGGCCAGATGAGGGCTTAGCTAATAGTTACCCACAAACCGATTCTCCGTACAAGTATCTAAACTCTGGAACTTTTATCGGCACTGTTTCTGAGCTTAGAAAAATAACAGAAGAGTCCATATTAGATACGGATGATGATCAGCTTTATTATTCCCATAAATTACTTTCGGGTAAGTACGATATGGAACTAGATCATCGGTGCGTTATGTTTCAGCCTACAGAAGGTTGTTGGGAAGATATGGATTATATGATACCTGCTGAACGTAGCGAAGGTAATTTAATAAATAAATTGTTTAATACTTCTCCTTGTATTGTTCATGGAAACGGAAGCCCTAGGGCGAAGATTTTTTTCAATAGGGTTTGTGATTATATTTCATGTAATAGATTAGGCTACTTTCTATATAACCCGATTAAAGAACGAAAACTTTCAAAAGATTATTCTATTTCTATATTTGCTTTTATTAAGAATAATAAAGAGATGCAAAATTTTGTTCTTGGGTTAGCCTGCTTAAACAACCCTAAAGAAAAGATATCGATTTATATATGCGGGGAAGAAGGTCTTTCTAGTTCTCAGGTGGACATTTTAAGTGGCTTCAAAAGTTTTAAATTCAAGAAAGCTAAAGCAAACGTAAAACAGTTAGACGAGGCCTTAGAGTACGCAAATGAAATTGGTGACGACTATACTTTTTTGATAAAGTCTAATGTTATACTCAACAACCCTCATGTCCTGAATAATTTAATTAAATCTGATAAGGGAATCATAGCCCCTGTATTAAACGTACCAAATCAGCTTTATGCAAATTTTTGGAGGGGTGTAGATGATAATGGTTGGTACGAGGAATTCCCAGATTATTTCAAGATAGTATCGAGGGAATCAAAGGGGGTCTGGAATTGCCCTCACGTAGCAGAGGCTGTTTTGATAAAGAAGAAGTATGTTAAAAGGTGCTTAGGAAAATTCAGCTTGAACTTTACACCGGAGAAAGGAGACTTCATAACTTTTTGTTATAATTTGAGAAACTCTGGAGATTTTGTGTATGCCGATAATAGAGAAAAGTATGGATACTTACTTGCGGAGTAGTGTATTAATACTATGACATGGCAAGAAAAAAAGCTCCTGCTATTTTAGATTCATTAGAAGAACTAGAATATCTTAACGGACGTAACGGAGGAGTCCTTTCTATTAGCGCTAAAGCGAAAACTAAAGACAGCTTCTTCGTTAAAAGTTTCAAATGGACAGACAAACAAAAAGAATTAATCAAGTTAGCTCTAAGCGACAAATCCAAAATAATTTTTATAGAAGGGCCTGCAGGTACATCAAAAACATTACTTTCTGTTTATTGTGGACTGAGGCTTCTTAGTGACAGCAAAGTAGACGATCTAACTTACATAAGGTCTGCCGTGGAAAGCTCTGACGCAAGACTAGGCTTTTTGCCCGGAGACGCAGACGACAAGTTGCACTACTTTAATTTACCATTTTTGGATAAGTTGAATGAGCTCGTATCAGACGAAGAAATCAAAAAATTACAAAAGAGTCGACGAGTCTCAACTTATCCAGTCAATTTCAGCAGAGGTATGAGTTGGAACAATAAGTGCGTTGTTTTTGACGAGTGCCAGAACAGCTCGCTAAAAGAAATCGTAACCGTTCTCACAAGAATAGGAGAAGGAACCAAGATGTTTCTATGCGGAGACAATAGGCAAACCGATCTAAAAAACGGAAACAGAGGAAGCTTCGCAAAGATAATGAAAGCCTTCTCAGATGAAGAGAGCATAGAAGAAAAAATTCATTCTTTCGTTTTCGACAAAGACGATATTATGAGATCAAACATACTTAAGTTTATTATCAAAAAGATAGACGCTCAAGCAGCGTGAATTATCTAGGGTTTTTACCCCAGTATTTATGTTCGTAATCGGGTGTGTTTTCTCGAGTCATGGCTTCTATCCATTCTGAGTTAGAGCCTTTATCCAGAAGTACATGATTACCGCTATTGGTATCTGCGTGAGGCTGCCACTTTCTAGCTAGAGCAAAAAGCTGAGCTTGCTCATAACTTAAAGCGGAAACCAAAACACAAAACTTTCTTAAAACAGATCTTTGAGGCGGAGGGTTTATACCTCTTTCTATTTTACGCCATACATCCTTAGAGATACCGAGCATAATGCACATTTTTCTGGTATCCTTAAAACGCTTGATTCTAAGTTGTTTTAAATACTGATGAAACTCCATATCGCGTAGCCCCAAAGATGTATAGCTAGAGAAACAGCAAAGGATAAAACAAATCTATTTAAGTCAGACATAGAAATCAAAATAGCTTCCTTGGTTTATCATTACTTCAGCGTCCATTAACATGTTATATTCTTCGACCTCGTCTATTTTTTTTATTCTATCTCCATCTTCTATATCTTTATATTCCATTAGCCTTGAAGACTCTATTTCCCTGTATACAGACATGTTTTGGGCTTGTTGAATTATCGGTCCAATATCCATCTGCCGTACTCCATGTTAAATTCGTGGTGGATATACAAAACCCAAAAGAAGAGAATAAGCCACCCAGTAAAAGCTCCTCCAGCTATTATAGCGTACCATTCCCACGTTTTTTTTATTTCGTGTTTTAGATAATAATAGAGATTTCTCCACGTTGTTTTTTCTATGGACTTAGCCATCTTCGCCAAAATCTCCAATAGCTTCTACCGGACAATTTTCCATTGCTTCTTTACATGCCCCTTCCTCTTCTTCGCTTTCGGGCTGTTTATAAACGTAAGAATATCCCGTTTCGTCACTTCTGGTAAAATTGATAGGTGCAGTATTTCTACAGAGATCACAGTCTATGCACTGTTCATCTACAAAATATTTTCCCGCTACGTTGGTGTCGTATCTATTTGCTAGTTCTGCCATTTTTTAATTTTAATTTTGCTAATCGTTTTTTCTCTTTCCATTCATATTTAACGCGGGTTATTTCGGCACCCCACGTTTTGCTGTCAAATTTTATATTTTCTCTTTGTAGGGCGATAAACCATGCCAATCTGCTGCCTTCAGGGGATAGCCAAACGCCGGGTTCGTCGTCTTCTTTGTACCCTCTTTTTTTGAGTTCTTTTGAGGCTTCTTGTCGGGTCAACATATCCGGCTTTTTTTCTGGCCCCGGCACAAACCGTGTCTGTGTGGCGTCATTAATCTGTGCAGATGTTACTTCTTTAGACATACTATCTCCTTGTGCAAGTAGCAAGAACAGCCATAAGAAACATTATAGCAAGTGTGACATAAAGGTCGTATCCCGGAAATAATCTTGAATTCAAAGGTCGAATTAATTTTTTCTTTTTATTTTTCTTTTTAACCATTTAAATGCCCTTATTATAAGTTTTTTTAGTATAAAGGGAGACATAGCTACCCAGCCAATCGCTGTAAAAAATCTTTCTCCTATTGGGTGTTTCATTCCGTTAGTGTTTCTGTTTATTAATTTATTAATGTTTTTTAAGGTTTCTTTATCAGCGCTCCATCTTTCGTCTTTCCATGTCCACACCGTTATCTTCATTCGTTGATCTCTACTTCTTTTTTTATTGGGATAAGCTTTCTAACAGGCGTGCTTACGAACTTTAAGGTTTTAAGAGATAGAGTGACCACATTTTTAAGTAAACCCATTGTTGCCATTACAGTTTTTTCGCCACCTTCTACTGCTGACCCTGCAGCTATACCTACAGGAACTATAGCGGCCTCTGGGTGAGTTTTTATGGCTTTATAGGCGTCCTTGAACCTTAAGACCTTAAAAACCTCTCCTGCGGGCACTCTGTCGCCCGTAACGGCTGCATGCTTAAACTTCTGCCAGTCAAAATAAATTACAGAATCAGTTACTTCTTTGGAGCCTTGCATGTAATGCCGAACGTAGTTTCTTTTGAACCAAGTTTTAGGTTTTGTTAGTTTCCATTTGGGTTCTTCGGGATTGACCCAGCTTCCGTTTTCATGGATAATAGTTTTTCCAAGAAATTTTAACTCTTGGCTCTCTTCTGCCGCTAAGCTAATAGCGCAGAACATTATTGATATGGTAATTAGTTTTTTCATTATTTTTTATCTTACTCCTCCTGCTTCTGTTTTTTGTGGGACTCCTGTATTCGGCAAAAATGGATGAGCAGGGCTATGGAGCTCTTCTTGTTGTACCGCTTTGATTCTTAAGGTATCAACATGAGCTTCCATTACTTCCATATCTTTTTCAATGAATCTTAAACGCATATTTTGTTCAGCGTCATCGGGTAAAGCTCCAAGTTGCCCAAGAGGCCATTTAACTCGAAACTCTGAATTCATTTGCACACTATCTTTCATTCTCAATACATCTATTTCTAATTGAGAGATTTTAGATGTTAGGCCAAAATAACCCCATACCGCAACGCCTGCTAGTACTATAATTTGTATGAGCCACCTTAGATTGATACCTAAACTGGTATCGTCGTTTACTTTTGTTTCCATGATGTTTAGTCGGTTTTAAATTCAGCTTTTTTTGTCCCTCTCCAGTCGGGAAATTCTGTTCGCCCAAATCCCGGTCCGTACGCTGTGTGCAAATGGACTGTCGTTCCATGCTTCACAAATACTTGACCCCAATCTTCAAATTTTAAACCGGGAATGTCCATTTCGCCAACATTCATATACACTTGATTTGAAATGAGTATGTGGTCGTTATCTCCGGCGTCCATACATCTTTGGGCCATATTGATACCATGCCCGCTAACATTAGGGTTATTGTTTATATCTTTGACTGGAACAACTGGACCAGTATACAAACCATTCCTTAAGCCTATGTCGGCACTCTTATAACACTTTTTACCCACGTCTACTGCGCATTTAAAAGCAGCATGAACGCTGTTAAAAAATACCAAAGCCATACCGTCACCAGTAGGTAAAATGATTAACTTGCCCTGCCTTTGTGCTTGTTGGTACCCTTGAGTACCTTTGACAATAGCTATGAGGTCGTCCATTACCTTTTTTTGCATTGCTGTACTTTTTTTAGAGTACCCTACGATATCCATAAAGTAAGTGTGCGATTCGCAAGGGCTATCGTATGTAATTGAGTCGCCCTTTAGGTTAAATGGATCTCCTCCCCATTTCCATTTTATAACCCTCGACCTCTTTAGCCTTTCTTCTTCTGCTTTGGCCTTATCTGCGGCTTCTTTTATCCGAGCGTTTCTTTCCTCGTGTTCTTTTTGCATTGCGGCTTCTCTAGCTTCTCTGTCAGATTTTGATTCGGTCATTTTTCCCCAGAGGCTTGTAGGCGCTTTTTTTACATCCCCAAACTCCATTGATTTGTATTCTTTTGGTTGGTCTGATCCTACCTTGACCTGACCTACAGATGTAATGTTTTGTTTTTTGTAATTTCTGTGGGGGTTTTTTAGGCAGCCCTTTGACTTGAGATATTCCAAGAGTTCTTGATTATCGTTGTCGCTAGCGATTTCATAAGGGTTTAGGTTTCCATCGTGACAGGCTCCATTAGGGTTAGCTTTATGTTCGAAAAGTATTTCGCATATTTCTTTATTCCCCAGTTCAACTGCATAATGGAGAGGCATCCATCCTCGATTGTCTCGTCCGTTTATCTTAACGCTTTCGTCTTCAACAAGAGACTCTATCTCATCAATGTCCTGCATTTGGACTGCTTGGTGAAGGTTCATTTCGTTCCCATAAAATTTACCTCCTTTAGCTATAAAATTGTTTATTATTTTGGTTCGGTTCGGTCCTTCCGCTACATCCATAGGGTAAACGATTGAGGATCCTTGTTTTCCGTTTTCTTCCAGAGCAAGGTTCCAGTCGTTTTGTTTTTGTTTTTTAGGGGGTTTGCTTTTTATATTTGGTGAGATCCCTGCGTCCAGTATAACTTGAACAGCTTTAGCTTTGCTGCGGTTCGACGCGTAATGAAGGGGGCTCCAACCAAGGTCATCATCTAAGGACAAGAAAGCTCTTTTATTTTTAAGAGCGGTCCTTATCCCCTTTATATTTCCATTTTGAGCAAGTATGTGTAGCTGCCCCATGCTCTTGTATATTACACTTTATTACCATTGATCATTCCAATACCATCCCCATGAATCTTTTCGGCCGTTACCAGATACAAAGTAATCATAGCCGATCGGGTTTTCACGTACGTTCCATTTACGTATCTGTCTTGATAGGCCATGGACCCATGGAAACCATGTGTATCTTTGATCTTTAAAGTTTTCTATCTTGGTTGTTGACCTCTCTTTTAGCCATTTTATGTCATTGCTCCCATATGCTCTTCTTATTCCATATTTGAAATTAGACCCGTCGATGTGATATTTGACCTGAGCGTCTATTGTACGCTGGTCTTGCCAACGCTTTGTCTCAACATGGCCGTCTACAAAAGCTAACGCCGTTCCATCAATGTGGTAATTTCCGGGAACATCCATATCATATACCTTGTGGGTAGGTGGGCCTTCGTTCATGACCACTCTAAAACAACCAGCGTTAATAAATTCAAATGGCATTTCTATAAAAGTAAAAATTTTGGATGGATTTTCGATCTCTTGTTGTTTATGGTATATCCTCCATTCTCTGTCTCTTTTGACTGGCCAACCAGACCATCCTCCTACGTGAATGTTTATACTGTAGCTTCTATGCCTAGGTACCATATCTTTGATGACACCTTGCCTATTCGTTATCCTTACCATATCTTTATCTGCTGGACATTTAAATACTCCGGTATTGTTTCTGGTTGTGCTGCCCACATAATTAAATATAGGCGATTGCTTTAACCATCTAGCTCTGTTTCCATATTGACTAAGATTCAAGCTACCCGACATCCATGCGTATGGAGCGCATCTTTCATATTTCCACGCGCTTGAGTATAGTATTTTATCTCCATGGTCATCGCTGAACATTGTATGGGCCATTTGTAATTGTTTTTGATTATTAATACATGTTGCTTTTTGACCGACAGATTTAGCTCTGCTGACAGCAGGAAGAAGAAGAGCAACTAGAACAGCAATAATGCTTATAATTACCAACAACTCAATTAGGGTAAAAGCCTTTTTCATTGGTATGGTTTCCAAGACGGGTGACTTCCCCAGCTATCGTTCCAATACCATCCCCATGAATCGTACATGCCGCCATCTTTTTCTCGTAGATTCCAGTCTCTATTGTAGCGTCCTACTCCGCCCATAACTCCGTACCACTTATAGCT